AAAAAGGAAACTATTGAAAACCGCACAAGATAAAATTAAGAAAGAAATAAAAAAACTACATAACAATATTGCTTTACGTGAGATTGTAGTTAGGGAGTTAGAAGATATTGAACCTTTTGCACCACATGGTAATCATGTATTAAATGATTTGCAACGAGCAGTTATTACTGAGGAAGTTGCTAAAAAATTCGAGGATATTCTTGATATTTTAAAGATTGATAGGGAAGATCCAAATGTTATAGATACTCCAATGCGTATTGCAAGCATGTATGTAAATGAATGGATGGTAGGTCGTTATGCAGAACATCCCAGAATGGAATCATTTCCAAATAGTATTGTAGGTGGTCAGTTTGTTGTTAAAAAATGTAAGGTACAATCATTATGTTCACATCATTTTGCACCATTTTTCACAGAAGGAAACTCACAAGATAGTTATTGTATGGTAGTTTATCGTCCTACTACAAATCTTATGGGTATCAGTAAAATCAGTCGTTTAGTTGATTATTATGCACGTAGACCACAACTACAAGAAAATCTTTGTGCAATGGTTCGTAATGATCTTGTAAAAACATTAGGTTCAGAAGATGTTATGGTGTATATGAAAAATTTAATCCATACATGTGAAAGCACACGTGGTTCAGATGATGTTGAGGCAACAACAACCTCATTAGTATTTGGAGGAGTATTTGATGATGTCACAATCAGAAGTCAGTTTATCTGAAGCAATTGATAAACTTGATGCAGCTGCAAAATTAAATATGGAATGGAGTAATTATGATAAATGTATCAGATACTTAAATCACATAATCAATGAAAAAACAAGAGATGGTGGAAGAGGTTCGATTGTTGGTATTCATCGTGGAAGTTTAGGTATGGCAGCACATTTAAGTAATCTCTCAGGATTACCTATGAGTATTATCAAGTTTCAAACATATAACGGTAATGATAAAGAGCCTATATTGATATGGACAGAAATCAATAATGGTGATATTATCTTCTTATGTGACGATATAATCGACACAGGAAATACCATGAAAAAATGCATTGAATTTTTTAAAGTAAAATATCCAAAATCTGAAGTGTATCCAATGGCGTTGATGGGTTCAGATAAAAAATATACATATTGTTATGAACATAATAATGAATGGGTAATTTTCCCATGGGAAAAACTCTCTGCTTTTTCAAGTGATTCCAAAGAATGGGAAGAAAGACAATCATCACATGGACAATACTGAAAACGAATGGGGTATGAGTACCCCACCTGCTAATACGATTACTGAAGAAAATAAGAAGAAAGCAAAAATCAATATATTTGACGTTATGGCATCAAGTTATGATCGAAAGAAACCTCATGCAACAAATGAGGAAATTGAGGCGCTAAGTCCTTATATGTTTGCACGTTATTTAAGTAATAATCCTGTTTCTGTATTTTGGGCAAATGAATTAAACAATCATCCAGATATTCCTAAAATATATCAATACAAATTTGTACGTATAAGTTTTCCTAAAGATAGAATTAAGTTTATTAGATACATCAAAAGTGAAGAATTGTTTGACAAAGATATTATTGAAAATGCATGTAGTGAATATAAATGTGGAAAAGAGGTTGCAATTAGATATCTTGAAATGTTGCCTAAGGAAGAGATAAAAAAATTGTTGGCAAAATATGATATAGGTGGTAGAAGAAAATGATTAAGGTATATTTTAAATTAGATTCATATAAGAAACATACATTTAGTAATTTATGGAATCAGGAAGAAAAAATCTTTGTTATTGATTTCATTAAAGGTTGGTTTGGTTCTAAAGAACGTTTAGTTGAACGTAAGATTACGAAAGGTGAGTTATTAGATATTAACAATGGTACACCATATAACGGATATTATAGACAAGTGATATTTAAAAACAAAGTTGTAAGGTTAAATTATTCTAGGCATAGTAAACCTTTTTATAGTAATAATAATTTTATGATAGAGGCAAAACTTCCAGTTTAATTACGGGTATTAAACAATATATATTAACACAAAGGATAAATATGTTAAATGAATTGAAAGAAAAAATAATGTTTAATGTAATTAGCCTCTCACACATCGATCTTGACGGAATATCTTGTCAACTCGTTCTCGACCAAGTATATGGTAATATAAAAACATATAATTGTAACTATGATAAAATTCCCGAATATCTTGACTACATTGATGATAACTGTTCTGAGTTTAGACCCGAACTAGTATACATCACTGATTTATCGTTTGAAACAAAATATGCAATTAAACTTGCTCATATTATCAAAGATCATCCAGATACCAACTTCATATATATTGACCATCATCCATATTCTGATGATTTAAAAAATGTCTTTGAAAAAATGAAAAAACTTCCTAATTTTAAATACATCCATTCAGAGAAAGCATGTGCCACTAAATTGACATATAAGTATATTGATGCAAAATATAAAATAAGTACACCTGTTCTTGAAAAATACGTAGAATCAGTAAATGCATACGATATATGGTTAGAGGATTCTGCATATTTTAAAGTGGGTTTCGCATATAACGAACTGTTCTTTTTTTATAAACTAAAATCTTTCTTCTTTGAAATGCGTGATTCGTTTCACCTCAAGGATAAACATAAAGAACAATATCGTGAACTTGTTAAGAAAAAGAACGAGTATTTTGCAAAGGTAAAATCGAATAAACTAATATTTGAAGATGATAATAAATTGTTTATTTTTGCTGATGAATATAGATCTTGGATTACAATAGATTTTCCTAATTTTGATTATTATGTTGTTGCAACAACATATGCTCGTATGAGTGTAAGAATTTCACGTAATATAACAGATGAGAAGGCTGAAGAAGTAAAGAATTATATCATTGAGAATAAAGATATGAATGGTATTATATCTATAGGTGGACATCATAAAGCATTTGGTATTACAATGGAACCAAATCCAACTATAGAACATTTATTAATGCACGTTCAGGATATGTCAAAATTACTTGATAAAATTGTGTAGATTTTAAGGTATCTTATGATATAATATATCTACATAATGATAACGATTATCATTACGAAAGGACACTATGGAAGAATTGATTATACAAAATCTGATAATGGATTCAGATTATTTTGGTAAAGTATATGGTTACCTTACCCCAAAACATTTTTACTCATATGAAAATATCGAGATTTTTCGTGAACTATCAGAATTATTTAAGGAATACGATAACAAACCAACAGCACGTGAGTTAGGTATTAGAATTAAAAATTCATCAAAAATTAAGAAAGATAGTAAAGATGCTGTTTTATCACGATTCAAAGAAATTCTCACAACAGATCCACAAAAAAACAAAACATTTTTGCTTGCTGAAACTGAGAAATATATTCAAAAAATTGAACTTAGTGAAGCAATTCTTAAATCGGTAGACATTATCAATAAAGGTGAGGCATTTAATCCAGTTATAGGATTGATTGAGAAAGCAATATCTATTACATTCAATTATGATACAGGTTTGGATTATAATTCAGAAGAAGCAATTCAACATCTTTATGATTATTACAAGCAAGGATTTTCGGGTATTACTTCAGGTGTTCCATCTATTGATAAGGTACTTGAAGGTGGATTTCGTACTAAGACATTAAATATTGTAGCAGCTCCTTCGCATGGTGGTAAATCATTATTCCTTATCTCAGCAGCAGCTTCACAAATTCTAAAAGGTAAAAATGTCCTTTACCTTTCTCTTGAAATGTCAGAAGAAGAGATTGCACGTCGTATTGATGCTAACCTTATGCATCATAATGCTAATGATATTGGTTCTATGTCATTTGATGAATACAAAGCAAAACGTGAGGATATAAGAAAACATTCAGGTAAATTGAGGATTAAAGAATATTCATCAGGATATTTTAATACATTGAGATTAGAGAGTTTACTTGTTGAATTAGAAAATGAAGATAATTTTATACCCGATATTATCATTATCGATTACCTTACATTGCTTGCATCTTCAAGAACAACACTTGCACAAGCAGGAAACAATTACAGTTATTACAAAAATATTTCTGAAGAGTTACATGGGTTTGCGAAAAAATACGGATTACCTGTTCTTTCAGCTGCACAATTAAATCGTTCTGCATATGGTAATATGGATGTAGGTATGGATTCAGTTGCAGATTCATTAGGAATTGTACAAACTGCAGACGTCTTTTTTGTAATTATCACATCAGATCAATTGAAGGCAGAAGGTCTTGCATTAATTAAGTTCTTAAAAAATCGTAATACAGGTAAACTTGATTCAGTTACTACATGCATTGATTATCCACGCATGAAATTTACTGATTATGATGGGGAAACAGACAATTATATAGATACTGGGATGAAAGGTTCATCTTCGTATGATAACATGGGTTCCTTAGGTGGAATTCCATCAGTATTTAATTTATAAAGGAAAAATATGTTTGATAGAGAAATTGTAGAAAAGATGTTATTAAAAAATGTCCCAGTTGATTGTAAATGTGAGTTTGTAGATTATCAACCACTTGTTGAAAATCGTGATTTAGATGGATATATAACTTATATTGAGGATCTTAGTTCATCACATAAATCTTCATTTACGAATGAAAATGTTACATCAATATTTCTTGATTTTATTAAAAAAATGAATGTTAAAGATATAAAAATTATACGTGATAGTCTTACAATACTTGAATATATTGAACCTGCAGGGGATATTCCAAATCTTAAGTATAAATTTAATTTTCGCTGTAAGATTGGAAATGATACGTAGAAAACAAAAGGACTTTAATCCTTTTGTGTTTTGTTTAGATCATTATTGAAATTATTGATACCATCAAGCAACAAATTATAATCACTTTTAAGTGTTTTAATCTCATCAATATTATTATAAAACATTTCTGGTTTTTGAACAACAATTGAATTATTGTCGTCAATCTTATCTACCCAATATTGATACTGTATATCATTTTTATGTTTAAATGCAGATGTATCATACATTGCTGGTTTAGGAACAACACATATTTTATCATCATTAGCACATCCATTTATCAATATTAGACTAAATAAGGCGATTAATAGCATTTTTATCATTGTATCTCCCTTTCATAAATTCAGTACAATTTCCATCCATAATTAATGTATGATTAACATCGTCACCTTTTATATATTGAATTTCTGTTTTGATTGTTTCTTTAGCAACAGCTTGTTTTTTCAATACTTCAATTTCATATTTAGATTCTAAATCTTTATATTGAAGTGCTGTATTATTTGCAGAAATAGTTGCTTCCATACGTTCTTTTTTTATTGATGCTTCAAGATCACTATAATCTTTTCGTAATGATGTAACAGTGTGATGAAGGTATCCTATATACCCAACAATTGCTGATATTGCTAAGAGTATCGCAATTTCCTTTTTATATTTTGAAATTAAATTCAAACTGAAAAAACCTAACATTTTATTCCTTTATGATTTCATTATCTATGGCATTAATAACTTTTTGTTCTGTTGTTGAATCTGATGAAGCATTTGTACCTGTGTAAAAACCTATAGCTGTACCTGCTAATCCTGCAAATATTCCATAAAAACTAACATAAGGTGAAACATCCATCCTAAAGACAACCATTGCTAAAACAGAAAGTGTTACAAACAAGAAAACAAATACAACAGAAAAAAGCATAATTTTTCTAGAACGTGTAGGCTCTTGTTCTGTCCACATTATAAACTTTTCAAACATCATATTTCCTTTCATTGATTTTTATTATTTATATCAATTAATGATGTTATAAGGGTGAATATGATATTATCAATTAATAATGTTATAATGTTAATTATGATATAATCAGTATAATTTATATCAATTAATAATGTTATAAGGTTAATTATGATATAATCAATATAATTAAAGGAAACTAATGAGTAAATCAATTGAAGATAAGTATAAAAAATTAACAGATATAGAGCATTGTATTCATCGTCCTGGTACATATGTAGGGAACACAAAACCACATAAATTAGACATGTTCATTCCTAAATCAATTGGTAATTATGAGATGGAATATAGAGAGGTAAATTTTATTCCAGCATTTATCAAATTGTTTGATGAAATAATCACAAACTGTGTTGACGCATCAAAAATTAAAGGATCTCTATTAAATACTGTTAAAGTAAATGTTACACCTGAAGGACGTATTACAGTTGCTGATAATGGTGGAATTCCTGTTGTTATTCATAAAGTGTATGAGCAATACATTCCTGAAATTATCTTCTTTGAATTACGCTCAGGAAGTAATTATAATGATGATGATCAGCGTACAGGTGCAGGTACAAATGGATTAGGTTCTAAACTCACAAATATTTTTTCAAAATATTTCTCTGTAACTACATGTGATGGTGAGAACAAATTTCATCAGGAAGCAACAGATAATCTGCATGTTAAAAGTAAGGTGAAAATATCTAAGTGTTCAAAGAATGGAACAACTATCAATTATATTCCTGATTATGAATATTTTAAAATGACATCTGATGATGATTTCAATGCAGGTTATGGACTTGATGAAACACATCTTAAATTAATCTATAAACGTGTTCTTGACGTTGCTGGTTGTAATGCGAATCTTCGTGTTTATTTTAATGATGTTAAAATAGACATTAAAAACTTTCAAGAGTACAGTAAGATTTTTTGTGATGATGTTATGTTTGATAAAGATAACGATTGGGATATTGGTATTGGTTATTCTGAGAATGGATTCAAACATTCATCATTTGTAAACTCAGTTATCACATATAAGGGTGGTAATCATATTGAGTTTGTTAGTGAAAAAATCATCTCAAAAATTCGTGAATTTATTGCTAAAAAATATAAGACAGATATTCGACCATCTGATATTAGAAATCATGTATTTTTGTTTGTTAATGCAAGTGTTGTTAATCCTGCTTTCGATAGCCAGACAAAAGAATTTTTGATTACAGAATCGAAAGAATTCAATGGAACAGGTCCAAGATACAATTACGTACCAACTCAAACATTCCTCAATAAGATATTCAAATCTGAGATTGTAGAATCTATTTCAGATTGGCTTGATAAAAAAGCAACGGCAGATGAGAATAAAGAATTACGTGCATTAAATAAGGCATTGTCTAAGAAAAAAGTAGAAGGATTAATTGAATGTTCAACTCAAAAACGTTCTGAAGCAGTTCTAGGATTGTTCGAGGGTATGTCTGCTTTAAATGGTGTTCGTAAATTCAGAAATGCACAAAAATTCGCTGCATTTCCATTAAGAGGAAAGTTCATAAACGTTTCTGAATTAACACCTAAAAATGTAATGAAGAATGAAGAAGCACAAAAATTAATGTCTGCAATTGGTTTACGTATGGGTGAGGAACCTGATTGGGTGAATCTGAGATATGGATCAATTTTGTTCTTTGTTGATGCCGATACAGATGGAACGTCTATTGCATGTCTATTGACAAACTTTTTCTACAAATATTGGCCTCAGTTGTTTGAACGTGAGATGATATTCCTTGTATTGACACCAATTGTTGTATCATCAAAGAAAAATGAATTAAAACATTTTTATACTGAAGAAGATTTCGAGGATTTCGTTAATTCAGATGAAAGCAAAGGATGGACATCAGCATACAAAAAAGGATTATCTGCACTTGATGAAATATCGTACAAGGAAATGATGGATGCACCAGTTAAAGTTATGTTATCATCAAATGCTGATACTGCAAAACAATTAAACGTATGGTTTGGAAAAGATCCTACTGAGCGTAAGAAATTACTTACAAAGGATTAATATGTATGAGATGACATATTTAGAACATCTACAAGGAAGATTTAAAACACTTGTAGATATGTATGTAACAGGAGATAAAGATGTTATCACTGAGATGCGTGAAACATTGAAAAAAATAATGGGGTTAAAATGAAAGATGCTTTAGGATTCGATATCGTCTTGGGTAATATATATGGTTACTCAAGTAGACAAAATGGTTGTGTTAAAGTTGTTATTGGTAAGGCGATTAAATTTAATAAGTCTGATTATAATAGTTCCACAGTAACCCTAGAGGTAATTCATCGTGGAAAAGCTGTTTATGATAAAGCAATTGAAGGTATATCATCTACAAGAACAATCAGTTGCACAGGTAACACAATATTTCCTATTGACTTAACAAATAAACCTACTTGGGTAATTTTATAATTATTTAAGTTTATTATGTTATAATTATATATCAAAAAGGAATATCATGTTAACATTTACACCCGATTTAATTAGTACATTATTTACATTAAAGATTGACATTTCTAAATTAAAACAACTTAAGGCAACTGCAACTCTTGATAATTATTCAGGAAAAGAAATGGTTACCTCTGGTGAATATATGAATGATGATGTTCTAATAACTGTTGTACAAGATAATTACAAACATATCTTGTATTTCAATGGACAAGAACCAGTTTTTTATGTTAATACATGGGATTATGATTTTGAAGGATTTGAACAAGAAACAATTATCGATGAAATGGATTATGTGTTAATTGATTAATGGAATAATTATAAAACGGCAAAGTTCAATAAATAATCTAAAAGTTGGTTATTGTGAAAAGTTTTGAAGAAATAGCGTTATTTGAAGATTTACGTAAATTAGGAAAGGCGGATGATTATAGAAAAGCCGCAGGTATCGATCAAGATAAACGTGATGATATTCTTAAGGATATTCATGATAAAGATATCAGGGATACAAAGGATTCATTAGCAAATCACACTGTTGGTATTGTAAATGGTATAACAATTTATAAATCAGTGCATTCTAGTGAGATTCGTGATGGTGATGGTTCTCCTCGTGATTATGGCGTAGAGAATGAATTTCTATTGAAAATATTCAAAAAACTATTCCTGAGACCAACATACAATCCTAAAAAGAAAACTATGGTGGCATATAGAAATATAAAAAAGAAATTTGACTTAATGGTAATATCACCACTTGAGAACAGAACAATCACTATTATAACTATGATTCAAGGTAACGAATCAAGTGCACAAAATTATTTTGGTCCTTCACATGTGCAAGATCAAAAGGCAATGATTGAAAGCATTGGAATTATTGAGGATTTCTATATTATAGATTAATTAATTTATTTTAGTTTAAGTTTAATATGTTATAATTATTGTATCAAAACAAAGGTTGCAATATGAATTCGATTAAACTTCCTCTTTTCTCAATTATTTCTGTTAAACGTAATGTTGGTGGTTGTTGTGACCATTGTGGAAGAAATCTAAAACATGTTGTGACACTTAAAGATAATAGTAATAATAAAGTTCTTGATTTAGGAACTGGTTGTGTAAAAACATTTACTGGAAAAAATCTAAAAGAGATTTATGCTGAAGAAAAAATTCATCAATCTCAATTAAGAGAACTTGACATTGAAACAAAAGCAAGAGCCCGTGTCTTTAATTTTAAAGAAGTAAATCCTGAGATGATGAATTATATTGAGAATAATCAAAATAATCAATTCATTAGAAATATGAAAAAAGTTATTGAGGAACAAGGAACACTTAGTTCTAATATGTATGCTACTGTGTACAGTATGATGTTACCTGTTGCTAACCTAGATGAGAAAGTAAAAGATTTGGATGCAACATTGATTCGTATCAAAAAAGATACAAATAATTTTGGATATCAATCAGCTGATACTTATACGCTTTTTTGTGAAACTAACGGTGAATTAATTCGTGTATTCTTTAGTTCTATGACTGATAAATTAAATACATTACTTAAAGATAAAGGTGTATATACAAGTGATGGTGAACAAATACCAGAATTATTCGATAAACAGATTCATTTAAATGTTTCAGGATCATTTGATGGGTATAAAATTAAACGTGCTAAACTAACAAAATAAGGAAATTAATGACGTTACAATATTTGGGAAGCAATAATTACAAGGTTTTCTTAAATCATCAGGAACCAATCATCATGACTCAGGAAGATCTGCTTGAATTAAATAATGATATTATGAATATATTTCTTAATAAAAAATATTCAAGTATCTATAGAGGCATAATGTCAAAAAGTTTTAATGAAGAACATCTAAATCTAACAACTAATAAAATGGTATTTGCAGAAGAATAAGATTATGAAACCACAAGAATTAATTGAACATCTTAATAAATGTATGAAGAATGATACGGGTATTGATGACGATTATTCTGTAGATATTAGATTATATCTACAGATGTTTGAATATGAAAATGATGCATATAATGAATTGTATTCAAGAATAAAACAAAAACAAAGATGGAAGGAAGAATATGAGAAGATTAAAAGTAATTAAACAAACAATGGAATGGTATGATATACCTGATGATGTAGTTCTTGATATGGAAAAACTTACAAAAGATTACCATTCTAAAATATCAAATCTAATATCAATCAATATTATATCTGATGATAAAATAGATGAGGAATTCACACCAAGTGATATTACAGAAATGAAGGAAGATGAATGTTCAGAAAAATTATTACCACAATCGGAATAATATTGATGTTTAGTGGATGTACTGCATATTACGACCCATATCCATATGATAATTATCACCCATACTACAGACAACATTATTATCAGCATCATTATTATCAACATACACAAATCTACTATAGATAATTAATCTTATTTTAAGTTTATTATGATATAATTATTGTAACAAACGAATGAAAGAAGGAATTTCAAATGAGAGATTTAAATATTTTAAAAAGTCATAGAGGTGAGATCCGTATGAATACGAGATCTATAAGAGATAAATCAAAATACACACGTAAATTAAAACACAAAGAAGGATTTTAATGGATTTCAAACAATATGAATCATTTGCAAAACAATGGTTAAAACAAGATTTCAATTTAAAAGGAAAGATTGATGGTGATACATTAATCATTCAAGGTGAGTATTCAGAGTTTATTGATGAATTCTGTGAGGAAAATGGTATCACTTATGAAGAAAGTATCGGTGATATGATTTTAATCGATTTATCGGAAGACGATGAGTTTTGGGAAGATTTTTTATCTTGAAAACATTGTTTAAATTGAGTTTTCTTGTAGTTATTATTGCTGGTTTAACTGGTTGTACTTCTCCACAAGATGCTGAAAAAGCGTTAACTGCAGAAGGTATGACAAATATTCAAATTAATGGATATTCATGGTTTGCATGTTCAAAAGATGATTTTTATCATACTGAGTTTACAGCAACAAATTTCTTAGGAAAACCTGTCAAAGGTACTGTATGCTCTGGTTTGTTATTTAAAGGCTCTACAATTCGTT